CTTTCATTGTATAGAACTGTAATTCACCATCTTCAGTACCATCAGTAATGTCCGTGGATTGACCAGTAATATATGCGTAGTTTATTTCTTCAGGCGTACCAGCATCATTCATACTTCTAAAATCTATTTGTCCAATAAAATCATCATCTGCTGGAGAACTTGTATTACGAAGTAATTGGATTGAAACAGGATTTGCTCCACCTTGTTCATTCTCAATCTTTAATATTGGTTTACTTGCAGATGTGGAATATAAATGCAATAAAGTATCGGGAGCCGCAGTCCCAATACCGACGTTGCCAGAGGAGTCTATGCGTAGGGCTTCATCGAGCGTTTCATCGTTTTGGGATATTGAGAAGGTTAATGCTGTATTGCTAAAAGAGTCATCGCTATTTTCTTTCAACCCTGCGATAGAAGCCCCGACAGAAGGATTTGTTTCATCGTCAGGTATTTTGAATAAAATTGATGCACCTTCACCGCCAGCCATATTAACTCCGCCATCAGTAGCTGATAAAGTCAGAAATGCATTTTGCCCGCTACCCGAAGAAACACTCTTTTCAATTTCCAATAAAGTATCGGGAGCCGCAGTTCCAATTCCGACATTTCCATTATTAAAATAAAAAGAACCAGCACCAGTATAGAATTGTATTCCATTAGCATTATTATAACTATTGAAATACCCCCATCCATTATCATCATAGCATCCAGTTAGTATATAATTGTCACCAGACCCGTGGAATTTTAATCTTTTAGTTGTTCCCTCACTTGATATGCGAGTACCACCAATAGCAACATCTTCATTGGTAGTATCTACTGTGAATATGTCACCACCATCACCGTTCTTGCGGACAAGGAATGCTTCTGTAGAAGTAACATCTATGACTTGCGTTCCTTCTAAAATTTCATCAAACGATAATGAACCACCACCAGATACGGTTAAATCACCAGTGATTGTTACATCACCATCTAAGGTTCCACCATTACCGAAATCTTCGACTATGGCTCTAAGCATTGAACTCTGCATTAGATTTCCACCACTTTGACTGCACCAGTAGTTGTACTGGTTGAGTTATAATTGAAATAAACCGTATTCCCAAGTCCACGAGGTACTGTAAGGAATGTCAACGTATTCTTTGGAATCGGTAAATCATTTGCTGCGGTTACATCGGTTGTTGTAGTTGAGAAGTTAAAATAAATCTCCACCGCTGAATAGACTCCAATCGTGGAAGTCATCGTTGCTAATGCTAAATGGGTTGAATTTGTTACGTCTGCACTTGAACCCGCAGTTCCAGGAGAATTAACTGTCCATCCTCCGCCTACTGTGGCGTTGAGTGCCTCTTGTACTGATCGTTTATGTAAGTTTGCCATGATTAACTCGATTTCCTATATACTATTGCGAAGTCACCGCTTGCTATCTGGACAGATGACCATTCGCCATAAATTGTCTGACCAGCTAATAATGTAACGGATGAAAGTGTGTCCCAAATATCGGTATCAGTAGATGTGGCTGCTGTTATAACGCAGTCAACTGATAATGCTTGAATAGCTACATAAATATGGGAATTGACGGTGGCATTAGTGACGTAATCATAACCGCCTCCACCTAATCGGTTATTTGCTTCTTGCGAAGTGTATCTATGTAAATTTGATGTTGCCATTGTTTCTCCTAATCTCTAAGGTTGTGACGAACCGTGAACGAGCCCTGTCTTATTATTTTTTCTTAATAGACTTTTTCGCTGTTTTAGGTTGTTTTTTTTCTTTGCTTAGTAAACCCTTACCCTTCACTATTTCAAAGCCATCTTGCATCATTTTAGCCGCTTTATCAGGCATTGTAGTGTGTTCGTAGTGATTACCTTTCTTTAATACAATCATAATTCTTTCCTTTAATAGAGGGCGGCGAATAAAACCACCGCCCAATATTTATTGTCCAGGTTTACGGATTCAAAAATTCGATTCCTTTAACATGGTTCGAAGTGGTAATAACCGCTCCGTAGATCACGTCGGCAACCACCTTGGTTCCAAGATAAGATACGTCATATTCACTTTGGACACGAATATTCTGTTGGACTGCTACTGCAATCGCAGACTTGTGTACCAAGTATCCAGCTTCAATTCCAGTACTTGTAGTCGTTGGAATTAATGAACTTGTCATTACTGGGATTCCAAATAGTTCACCCACCTGACCAGTAGACATTACTGGATTAACATTTCCAAAACCAACACCGGCTCCAGAATTATTAGTCACAAACGCTTTTGAGTTCAAAAGATCAGCATAAATAAGCGGATTCACAAAGAACGCACATTCATCTGCTGGAATATCATTACTCATAAGAGTTCCAAGAGCAGTTTCAACATCAGCGTTAGACATAGAATTGTCTGCGGCGAGTGTTTGAGTTGTGCCGATTGTTTGAAGAAGTGCCTCAATTTTAGTATCTACAGCTTTTGCTAGGGCATAAGCCATTGATTGAGCATACTTGTCAAACAACTGTTCATTAGCCTGAACCATCGCAATATCCTCAAATAACTTTGCAGCATATTTGTGTTGATCAATAGAAAGACTGATTGTGGTTTCCACATTAGCAGTATAATCTACCGATGTGTTCGCAGACTTATCTGCACTGGCAACTTCCTGGATTGTAGGAATATGAAGAGTATCTCCACGTCCTTGTACCAAGCTTGAGTAATCATCGAAGAAAGGTTTTAAGGTTAAAGCCTTCTCGAAATAACGGTACACACCTTCACTCCAGAGTTCTGGAATGAATACGGTCACGTCAGAATTTTGGGTTACATCACCCGTAAATCCATAATAATTAGCCATTTAAAGACTCCTTATTTTCGTAAAGCGTAACCCTTAACAATGTCGCCCCAATTAGATTGCCTTTCATCCTTTGACATTTCTGTCCAATGTTTATTATTCGGATTCACGGATCTTGCTGGAGTACCGCTTGTCGGTGTTACGCTATTCTTAGTTTGAAATAATTTTTTATGTAAGTTCCGAAGTTGCGTCAGGGATAATCCCCCAAACTGTTCTTTATCTTCGTCACTAAAATCAGAAAGAATTAATTCACGTTGTTCTGCTTCATCTCGTTTAAACTGTTCCACTATGGGCTCGATCTCTGCGAGTTTTACAGCACGTTCTTCAGCTAACTGTTGCCATTGATTCTGTTCTTCCATCTGTTTCTGTCTACTTGATTCAATGCTTTTATTCAACTTGGCAAGTTTCTCTTCTGATTCTTGTGCCCGCTTCCTATACTTTTTACTTTCCTGTACTAACTGACCATAGTCGGGCGGATCTGTGGAGTTATCCTGGCTTTGAGTTGCCATCTCTGTCGATGCTGCTTTTTCGATCAAAGGCTGCTCGACATAAGCCTCTGGTTCGGGTTTCACGCTCTGTGTGTTTTTATCTTCAGACATTCTGTCCTCGTTTTATTATGCTTAAATTAAGTCATAAAATATATTTTTAAAAAATAAGATTTGTATGTTTTACACTTTAATATCAAAAAAAACCTTTTTACGGTTGAATTTCAATATCTTTTGGTCAATCTCATCATCTATAAAATCTCTCGCATGACCCCAATTCTTATTGTTAAGTCCGAAGATATTTCTCTTACCTTTTTTAAGTCTGGCTGGAGGATTGGCATTGCCTAAGACTTTCAAGCCGTCCCTATAAATTATTTCAACCGAATCTTTTGTTGCTTTTTGTGGAGATATAGACCCAAGCATAGTTCCCGTTAGTCTAAGATTGGGTGGAGAAATCTGCCTATCTGCACCAACTGGAGAGGCTTTTCCTGCTGCTTTTTTTATAGCATAGGACTCTTTATATGGCGGAAAAGGTTTCCCGTCTGGGTCTTGACTTATCCCTTTTTCTGCGTCTTGCTTAATAGTTGTAGCAAGTTTGCCACCTAACTTTAGCCAAGCGGAACGACGTTGTTGGACTAATTTATCGGGTCTAAAATTCTTCATTAAAACCCTTTTATCTCCCAAGAGTGGCGACAATTAAATCCGCCCCTAACTCCAAATGGGGTATCTGAAGAACTTGCTTCTGATTCTGTATAACCATCTTCGGGTTCGTTGTCTTTAGTAGATTGACATTCATCTCTTGTAAAAGCATCCTGTGGACCCATATAAATCCATTTGACATCTGCTCCTTTGAAAACTCTATATCTACTCATATCATCGAATATCTTTAAACCGTCATAAGCCATAACATTCAACTGATGACTCGCTAATTTTGTTTCACTAAGTTTGCCTGTAATTTGAGAGATAGAAGAACCGCCATAGACCCCCCTGAATAATTGAACTTGTAATTCTGAGGCATAAGCACTTGCCCTTCCTAATAAGCGTTCATAATCCATATCCCTTAATACTTGTAATCCTTCAACACTTGCTCCTGCTAACGGATCAATGCCTCGCTTTCTTGCTTCCTTTACTGCAGCGGCTAACATCTTTGTGTACTCGCCATCAAACTTATCTAAAGCCTCTCCATAGCCCCTATCTATAATCTCTTGAAAGAAATTTAATTGTGAGGTTGCTTGTATTAATTCTGTATCCGTCATCTTTTTTAATTTGACGGTGAGTGTTTTTAAATCACGTTCAAAGGATTCTTCTAACAGTTTTATTTCCGCAGTAAAAGTATCTACAGCGGGTTGAACATTAGGCATTTAAGATTCTCTGAAAGGGGGATTCTGGCTTAACAGCTTCAGCGGTTCTTCTAACCTCTTCATTTGTTTCTGTTATTTTCTGTTCTATCTCTGAATCACTCATGTCGGGATTGAAATACAACAACAATTCTTTTTGGGTCATTACGCCCTTATCAAGTTTCCAATCGAGCCATGCACGTTCTTCTTGTGGTGACATAGGATAAGATACTTCACCGAAATCAACAGCATAGTCTTCAGATAATGTCATTGCATTATGTGTTTCTAATATAATTCGGTCTATCTTATATCTCTCATGTTCCCACTCCCTGAATAAGGTCTCATCACTCTTGCGTGCTTCAAGATTTTCAATTTCTAAGATTCTCAATGCTTCACCACTTGGAGTATTACCACCGGACTCACCCCACCTGATTCTGAGTTGGTTATTCTCAGCAGTTTGATTTGCCATTGCCTTAACAGCTTCAATCATATCCTTTAAATCTCCCGTTCCACCGCCAGGAGTTTGATATGAGAATGTAGCACCCTCTGGTAGGATCAAAGCATTATCAATACCACTTTTCAATTTGGCTTGCCCTTCTTCTATTCCAGTGAATACAGGCTGACCTAATCTGAACCGTGTATTTAGAGCCACTTCAGTCATGGCTATACTTATTTGTAATGCTGCTCTCGGAACATCATAAGAGCCAGAAGTGAACATTACTCTACTGATAGGATTGATTCCATAAGGGTTGATCATATCCTCATTCCCCATAACTGCGTATCTTTTTCCTTTCCTATCAAATTCAAAATTCATCCCAGGCATACCATCTCTATCCTCGCTCCAGAATACATATCTTGCTTCAGCAGAATCATGATGCTCTAATTCATAAGAATAGCCATAAGGTTCCCACTCTCCATAAAAATAGTATTCTTTTACATTAGGCAATACTTCAAACTCTAACCGCTCACGCCTTTCGTTGTAATAAGACTTCATCCAGCAACAACCTAACAACCAACTTAATTCAGCAAACTCTCTTGTCTGACCATCTAACTTCTTTGTGGCTTCCTTATAATCATCATTCACATCTCCGTTTATAAGTCTTTTAGGAGGGTCTTTATATAACATCATCCTGGCTTTAGCAAAGCGAGGTACACATGATTGAGCAAAGGGTGGCACTTGGCTAAGGCTCTCAGAAGCAAACCAAGGCTCGATATGTTTATCCATGTTTTGATTATAATAGAAATCCAGAGCCTCCATTAATTGTGTATTACCTCTTTCTACATATTGGTTATAGGCATCCCTTACGCTTTTCAAAACTACTTGTTCTGATAATTCAGGGATAACAACACGATTTACTGACCTGCCAAAATTATACATTTTTCTTTTTCCTTTTATATTGGATTGATGTTCTCCCTTGCTTTTGTAATGCTTTATTCAATTTTCTTTTCTTTCTTTTACGGTCTTTGGCTCTTTTATTTGGCATCACCATTTAATACTTGAACCAATCATTCTACGGATTGGAAACTTATGAGAAATGGCATAGCTACAGGCATCAAGGGCGTGTGTTAATTCTATTTGGCTTTTATCCAATCCCCCACGCTTATCCTTTTGACATTGTTCTAAATCTTTCACTAAATAAATACAAGAAGGGTCAACAGTCATACCGATATTCCCCTCAGCATCTTTCAGCTTTCTATTTAAAGAATTGAGACGGTCTATGTGACTTGGATGTGCTTTCTTTGCCCTTATTAGGAACCCGTGATCTCTCAGAATTTGGTGATCACTTCTTCTTGATGTGGTTGAACGTGCCTTTCCAGCAGGATCAGGATAACATTCAATATTAGGCGCAATCTTCTTCATCTCAATAGCTAATTCTTCTGTGTTACTATTCTTCAATCGTATCTCATCAAAGAAATGTATTGTACTATCAGTGTATTCACAGGCAAGAGTGGCGGTCATCCAATCCACGTTGAAATCTACGCCCCACCATAAATTATTAGATAACTCCTTTGCCTTAGTACAATGAGTCTCCCTATCGAAGTTATATGCCGCTCTATTACCAGTTGTTTCAAAACTCCCTTCAAATTCTTGTTTAAATACAGACAAATCCATTGTTCTTTTGGCTCTTTCTATTTCTTCCTTAGGAACCCAGCCGCCTTGTAGTGTAGTGTATTGCCAACTACTCCAATCCTCTTCGGCTTGTCCCCTTTGGTATAAGTCATACATAATATCAAATCCTGAAGGAGTACCAATGAATAACACTTCACCATTAGTAGTGGCTAACATAGGCATAATGATTTCTTCCCATACATGAGGCTTGATGTAAGCCATCTCATCCATTACGCACTTAGTTAATTCAACGCCCCTTAGATTGTTCTCATTGTCTGCGCCCTTAACTGCTAATTCAGCACCATTTCCAAAGGTTACACTCATATCTGATTCATTCAACTTAGCATCTTCAAAGGAATTAAACATCTGTCTCAATACTGGAAAGACAATCATCTTGCCCTGTCGGTAGGTCGGTGTAATAAACCATCTCCTTTCATGTGGTTGGAAAGCATCTTTCATTAGATACATAAGGCTCAATATAGTTTTACCCCATCTACGTCCAGCTACAATAACTTTGAAACGAGCAGGGTCATTAAGGATTTCTTGCCTTGTTTTATTTACTGACCAATCAATCATCTATTACCATCACTTGAATGGGTTCTGACTTAGTGGTTCTCTCCTGGCGTTCTAATGCTTTACCTTCTAACCTTTCTACAATGAATTGTATAGCCCTTAAATCGCCTCTCTCAGCCAGTTGAAACAGTTTAGCTATAACTACCTCCCTTCTCTCTCTTTCACCTACCTTGCTGAAGCTAAACTCTTTTATTAAATCGGTATATGCATTGCGCCTTCCATTAGGATTACCAGATTCCCCTTTCTTCCATCTATTGCCTATTGTGTTTCCTTTTGCAAAGCCACCAGTTTCCTTATGTTGCTTATGTTTGTTCTCTGTTTGTTTATCCATCGTATTCAACAAGCCCCATCATGAAAGGTCTATTTAATTTCGTAATCAATTCTTTTACCTTGTCTGTGTCTATCTCATAAACGTCAAACTCAAGCCGATAGTTTCCTGTAGACTTGAGGTTTTTAATTCCAACCAGTTCGGTTGTTATGGCTATCCCTTTACTTTCTTTTGCCAACTTTCCGCTTTCGCATCTTTTTCTTTTTGGGTCTGCCTTTTTTAGATCCGTATGTTCCTTTGCCTTTAGGCATAATAACTCCTATAAATTTATACTTTATAATTTAAAAACCTTTTACATATTATTAAAAACTAAAAAAGCCCCAGATTTACCCGAGGCTTTTTGTTAATTATTAGGATGCTCTTTCAGTAGAGAGTTACTTCGACTGCCTTCATGGCTCTTGCTCTTTTCGTCCCCAGTCCTTAATCAAGCATCCTTTTCTGTTATTTCTTGATACTTACTTACATTGTCACCACTATCTAATAAGGCGGTTTGACCTTTAATCATAATTACGGTTGCTGCAACGGTTCCTGTTTTACCAAATTTATATTCTTTGGTATAGGTTACTTTGTCGCCTTTTTTTAATTCAGTGAATTTCATTACACGGTTCCCCTTGCTTGCTTATGCTCAAACCAATCTTCGCTGCCATCAAAAAAAGAAACAAATACTGCATCTTCATTAGATTCTACAACTGTTGCAACCTTAGATTCAGCTGAAACACCATTAACAAACCCTGTACCGTCCACCCATACAAATTGACCATCTTCAAAGTCTTTCTTTACTGTAAAGCCATTAAAAAAAGATTTAGACTCACAACTATTAGCTCGTTTCATTTTTAACTCCTTTGTTTTATTATTAATATTCACGATGTAATATACTACAAAATAATCAAAAAGTAAACCCTTTATTGACTGTTTACTAACCCTTTAAAAATAGACTTAAAAGTTTCTCTAGCTTTTTTTTGGCATTGATTCTTATCCCCATTCCTTAATGGTTTCTTCTTTCTTTCTATTATAGATCTGGGGATGACGTCGCTATATTGTTTTAACAAGAGGCTCTTCCCTCTCCTTTTCCTATATTCTAATTGTAAGGCCAATGAAATTATCTTTCTAGAAAGAAACGGATTTCGGGCTTCCTTTGTATGAATCATACTGCATCTATCCAATCTTATATGATGATAATAAGGCAATTCCGTCCTCATATCATATTTCTGTGTATCCCAAAACTGTGCTCTATTATATCCGCCAAAAAGTTCATCAGCCCCATCCCCTGTTAATATTACTGTGTTCTTAGATTCTTTGAATAACGAATATTGCGGCAATAAACTCCCATAATCCATAAAATTTTCATAAGCAAAAATCGCTTTTTCATAATCGCTCTCGACTATTGGTATCCTACGGATCTTTGTATTATAAAAATCCTCTATCTCTACCAAAAATTCTTCTTCCCCGTTTTCTATACTAAGTAATTCTATCCGATCCGATTTATAACCGGATTCTAATAAATGATATAATAAAATTGTAGAATCCAATCCCCCGCTTAAAAAAACAGTGATTCCATCCCTTTTATTTATTAATCTATCCTGAACCGATTCTTGTAATAATCCTTTTATCTCCGTTTTTATCGGATTTTGTTTCATTCGGTAGTACCCCAATCCATTTATATAGACATCTAGTTTCTTTGTCTTTGGGTGTGGCTTTAACCGATATATTCTATTCGGACGGACCCGCTTTATATTATGGAATATCGAATTGCTACTATTCTCTATTCTCTCCCCCGTTTTATTTAATATAGAACCACCGATTAACGGTTTAATCTCACTACAAATAGAATCTTCCCTATAGTACAATTGTTTTTTACCTAAGGGATCTGTAAAGGCTGTGAATCCTTCTTCTTCGTATATAACAATGGACCAGAAACCACACCATTTATTTATCTCACCAATTCGTGTTCTCCAATCCTTTTCCCTAAAAAAGAAAGTAAGGTAGGAAGTATCGCTATCATAATCCCCGAATTTATAATAATTAAAAATTTCCCCATTGAATAATAAATAACGATCATATCCTAAGGGGACAGGTTGTAAACCGCTAAGACCCTGTGTTTGCAAAGGTAGCAACCTATGCCCGAAAACCCATCCGTCTTTTTCTATCTTATTTGTTATTATCCCCCGGTGGTCTATATTAAAAGGGGGTTCTTTATCTTCTCTATATATTAGAATGCCGCACATTGTTGATAATCAGAAGAGACCCATTTGTTGTTGCTCTCTTGTTAGCTCCTCTATGTAAGGGTTAGGCTTAATTACTCGTGTTGCATTTTCGGGTAGCACCCCTTTTTTTAGGAACTTCCTAACCTGTTTTGCAAAATAATACGGGAACTCAATCGGCATGCATTTACCTGTCTGTTTTATATGATTCTTATAATGAATACCTGAGTTCCCAGGATTTTCTGGTAATAATATGAAATCATCATCGAATCCCATTATTCTTAATCTTTCCCGAATAGAAAAAGGCCTCCAATATTCCCTATGAGGATCGAAGAAGAAATGATTATCCGGAAAACCACCTCCACCACTTAGAACCGGACAGAATTGATTAATATCAATTTTAAAATACCCTGGTTTAATCTTTAATTCATTTTTCATATTATAATAAGCAAAGTTCTTCTTAATCGGGACTTCTTCCATTAATTCATTCCATTCCCGCCATGAAACAAGGTAGTTCTCCCCTTCTTTGTCCCACCCTCTAAAATAGTTTAACGGCCAATAAGATTTATCTTCTAGGGCAATAGGATGATGATTCGGTAACCCTTCACAGTCCCTAATTACATCCTTAGTGACATTCTTATGTTCCTTCTCCCCCGGAATGAACTTATACTTAAGATCCTTATGGCTTGCAATTAAAAACATCCTATCCCTATATTTCTGCACGTTCCCGTATCCCCAATTACTTACCCATTCGAAAGAAAGATCATAATCCCCTAAGTGTTTTTTATATTCCTCTAACCCGTGAACTAGCAAACTTTTGGGAAGGTCGTCCATTAGTATAAATTGAGGTTGCAATAGACTTGCTTCTTTAACAAATTTTGGTATATCTAGGGCGTTTGTAGGGTCCATCCTCCTCGCCCGTAAATTTGAGAAATTCCCACATTCAGGATGCCCCATCACCATTGTCAACCCTCTTAAGTTAGTAATATCGTAATCATATAAGTCCATAGTAAAAGGTCTATCGAAATTATGTTCGAAACTCCCGGTGTGATAGTATTTCCTCCAATCGCAATTTCCTACTATCTCGAATCCCGCTTTCCTTGCCCCATATAATAAAGAACCCACCCCAGAAATAAGACCGAAAGCTTTCATTCTATTATTTCTATATTATACATCCTGATCATCCTACAATCCAATAATGATTTGATCTCTTTTTCTTGCTTACTAAAATCCCCATAAGGGTTTAAATAAAAAATCGTTTCCACCCCTACAGATGCCAATATCCTATGGCAATGCAGACAAGGTTCGTGTGTGATGTAAGCTTCCATCCGAACCCCATTTTTTTTCTCTAAATTAAGTACCGCTGCTTCTTCAGCGTGTAGAGTCCTTATACAATGACCCCTCTCCATACAACATCCAACTTCTTCACAATGTTCCGTTCCCGAGTGGCTGGAATTATATCCAATGGCCTTTACTCTTTTTTCATAAACTAGGACACATCCTACTTTATTCCTTAAGCAAGTCCCACGATAAGAGGATAGGATTGCCATCTTCATGAAATACTCATTAACTCCTAGTCTTTCTTTTTTATTTTCCATTTTTCAGTTTTAAAAACATGGAAGGAACCTATCCACATAGAAAGTTCCCCCGGGTTTATTCCTATTTCTCTTGCTATATACTGTACTAACCGGCAAGTCATATATATATCATTCCGGAAATGCCGTATCGCATCACAACTTCTAATATGATAAGTACAATTAAGAACCGACTTTCTGTAGTTAAACCAATAACCCAGGGTACAAGGTAATCGTACATCATTATTACTTTGATCTTCCGGATGCCAAATGGAAAGATATGCTTGCCTTGTGTAAGGGTCCTCTTTTAGACGTTGTATTATATCTCTTAAATCCCCGTTTTTATAACGTATCCCCTTCTTTTTCGGAGGCCAATATCTTTCCATGTAGGTATGACTAAACATCCCCCCTTTAGATCTAAATCGTGAATCATCCAAAGAAGGCCTATAATAAGGCCAATTCTTATATTCAGAACCGGGGTTTAATGGCTTACCCGAGATCCTTTCTTTAAAATGATCCTCTGACCAAGGTAAATCGGCACCTGTTTGTTCTGCTAATTCCATCTTTAAGTGGGGGATCTTGGATTGAAAAAAAACATTTTGAACTTCTAACATCACATCGGGGCTTTCTACGGATTGCCATTTAGATTCCCCAATTTCCCTTCCACTATAATATAGAATAGACAAAGCTTGTTTTATTTGTGTTCTCATTCGTCCTTCCTTGATATATCCTCTTCTTCTACTTTTATCCCTTCTTCATAATTATTGTATCCAGCAATATAAGCTACTAAATCTAATAAATTATCTTCTTTATGAGAATGACTCTCCCTTGCTAGTTTTAATGCTATTTGCATCATATATATATCCCGGACAGAAATTCTTTTATTACAGAGGATTTCAGCAATCTCTGCAGCTTTTTTATTACAAAGGGACATCGGACCATATTGCCTTTCTTTTTCTTCTTTCCTCCCTTGTATTATCTCCTGTGCTTTTTTTAATATATCCATGGCTAATTCTTTTCCTTCTTTTTCTTTTCCCTATTTTTTATAGTAAGCGGGCATTTACTTATATTTTCTATTTTTACAGACTTTAAAGACCCTTTTGCAATACCACAATATAGCTCCCCCTTCCATTTCCCACAAAAACAACATGTTTTATAAACTCCAGTTCCAAATTTACAAACATCAAAAGCCATTATCCGCCGGTACTACCAAAGCCTCCAGAACCACGTTCTAAATGATCGGATTCTTTAAAAAGATCTTTTTCATTTTCTTCTAATTGGATACGGACATAATTAGGTTTCAATACTATAAATTGGATTATTTTTTGATCGGGTTTTAAAATAACAGATTGGTTGCTAGTATTGAATAAATTAATATGTACCTCACCTGTGTAATTTTCATCCACCAAACAAGCCCCTACTTGTAATCCATGTTTTACAGCAATTCCACTTTTATTTAATGCTATCATGCAATAACCTTTAGGTAATTTAACCCTTACCCCGGAAGGTATACAAACTTGTTCTTGGGGTTTTAATGTTACTCCCGGGTATTGCTTAGGTATGAAAAAATCTATCCCTGCGTTCTTACCGGATCTTTCGGGAGTCCTAACTTTTTTTATTTTTATTATTCTCATTTTTTCCTCCTACATATTTTACAAGTTTGTCTTTTTTTACCTATAGTCGGCATCTGATTTTTGGGGTAGTATCTAAACTTAGCAGCATCGACAGAATGAGGAAGCTGTGCCCAGCATTTTTTACATTTTGTACAATATTTAATCATTGAATCTACTTCCTCTTTTCTTTTACTGTGTCTAAAAGCTTTTTTTTTATATACATCCCCTAAATTTGGGTCAGTATTTTTGATAGCCAGTTCTATGAGGCTTAAATCTTCAAGGGCTTTAGGCACTTGGTTTGTATTCAACCCTGCAACAATTTGAACCATCTTTTAATTGCCAGCTGTCATTTGGTGTTTCTTTTTTACCACACCTGGAACAATAAGCCAAATACAGCCCTGTTTTTGTTTTACCGAATTTTGCTTCAAATGATTTATGTTCCTTCTTGGGCTTTTCCCATTTTTTGCTATTATCTCGCCATTTCACCAGCCTTCTTTTATGGTCAAAGACTTTCTCCATTTCAAATCTCATTTTTAATCCATCGGGACTCATTTCAGTCCAATAGTTTACAAAATCGACAAGCATAACATCTGAAATCTCGTATTTTTTATAAAACTGCTTGCAATAATCAATAAATACTTGCTCTCTTTCTTTTACTTTTACCTTATCTTTAACTTTATCTTTATCTTTAAGAGTTATATCAACACTTTCAATACCCTTCATTAAGTCTTTATCAGTAAGTCTTTTAATTACACTCAAATGAGGTTTAGAATTTGCTTTAAGTACACCATATTGAAACTCTATAAATTTGGGAATGAAATATTGGTCATCACCTTTAATGTACTCCATTTTATCCGTTATTTCAGGCGGTAATTCATCATAATTAACCCACTCGCCAATTAAAAACTCTGCTGCTTCCCAGTCAGCATCCCAGATTCCGGCGTGATCACATTTTGTAAGCAAATAAATCCAGAACAATTTGTTCTTTGGTGTTAATCTCCTGAACCATGCCTTGTCCCATATTTTAGTGTCTATAAATCTTTTAGCCATTTTCTATCTCCATTATTTTTTGTTCAATTTCGTGCTTGATGTCTTTATAAATCCAGGGCTCTTTATTGATCGTATTTGCCTGTTTTTTTAGTCGGCTTAGTAAAGCCTTACCTAATGTCTTTTCCGCCCATTCTCGGGCATCTATGGGGTGCTTATGCCACCAATAGAGGTGACACCCTACACATAAAGCCTTCACGTTGTCTAAATTGAACTGCATCTTAGGGTATTTGCCTCTTGGATAAATGTGGGAGGCGTGTAACCTATCGGACTTCCCACATTTTAAACATCGTTTATCCCTGAGCATGACAAATTCACGAACCAAAGAATGTAATTTTTTCTTTTCAGATTTCTTCATCATTTACCCTGAAGTATCTTTCCTCCAGTTCTTTCATTCTTAGATAGGTTGCCCCATTCGGTTTACATTTGCCTTTCGCAATTTGCTTTCTATAAAACATTATGATGCTAAACAGAGCCATCCTGTGTTTCATTTTTGAGCGAGGTTTAGAAAGAGAGGTCGTCATCTTTTACTTCTTGAACCGGTTCTTCCATTAATGAATCCAGGGAATTAACTATTTCCCACATTCTCGGCATAATATGATCAATCAACATAACCTTTGCATCCGCATCTAAGTCAGGAATAGAGCAAGCAATTTTGGTTGCGTTATTGAAAGCCATACCAAATCTGATATTGTCCTGGGTGGTGATGTCCCTTTCCTTGACGGAATTATATCCATACGGTTTGTCTATGGCACTGCGAGTATCTTCAACTGGTTTAGTCCATTCCCTATTTGATCCTTGTATATCGTAACGGATTCCATCTGTTGTTTTATTCATTGTAATGTCGAGCAATTCACCTTTCGGATAATCCACCAGCTTTTTATAAAGCGCAATCGAACAAGTAAAGTCAAATGCTTGACCAGTTTTGATCTCAAAGGGTTCTTTATCTTTGTATGGTGCAGCATAATAAGAGCCCCCAATATTTACACAAGGTAAGTGATATTCTGTTTTGCCTTCATATCCAGATTGCTTACCTTTTACTGCAATCGGGTTTTCCTGAAGTTGCAAGGAAAGAGTCTTACCGATATGATGTGCCATTTTAAGTTGTAGAAATGCCATTATATTCTCCTATTTTATGATTTGAAAAAAAATATTTAATAAGGTCAAAGCGCAAAGTGGCGGTAAAACCATTGTTAAAAACTCATCCACGCTTTCTATTAGTCTGTCTATTAAATCAATCATTGATAAACTCCTTTACTGTTTTAGTGATAATTGAAACAACTAACATTGAACCAAATACAACCGCTACCCAGACCAATCCAGCAATTCCTAATATAAATATGTTTGCAATCCATTCTGCTATATTCATGATGATCATTCTTCCTCCCTTAAAACTGTTTTTATATATTTCATCACTCGACCCTTACCCACTTGCCCCGCTAGTGATTTGTCGATTGATTCTTCTATGGCATGAAATTTGGATTCAGCCTGGAGCTTAAACTGATTTAGAAAGGCTATTTCTTCTTTGGCAGATTTCAATTCCTTTTTAACTGCATTAAGCGTTGATTTCAATACAATCATTTTTTCTCCCTCAAAATTTTGGTTAGAATGGAATGAGACATCACAACCATCTCCTTTAGTTCTGAGATTTCTTTTCGCATTTCTTGGACCGCACCCATTATAACAATTAATCTAATTAATGCGCTGACGAATAAAGCAGTAATACATAGCATACTAAATTCCCAGTACGGGAAATACTCTACACTAAATAACGCTTCCCAATAATATCTCATTTTGAATCTCCAAATAATGTGAATTGATCAGGGTTTATAAAATCATCTTCAGTTTTTAATCTCCATAAATGTTCACGCTTTCCGTAATCGCCAACAACATAATCATCTGTCTTGATCAGTTTATTATCAAGGGTCAGGTTTGTAAGAGCCCTTCTAACAGAAGTTATCGGGCAATTAAGGCTCATTTGTTGAAGGATCATTGAAGGGCTGAGGGGTTTGCCAAACATTAGAAAATAATTTAATATCCTGCCCTCCTGACTCATCGCTTTATGGTGAGATTCTTTTAATGTAGAACCAGTTTCGTGGGTTGTATTATAAAAACTCATTTTTCATTCTCCTTTTTAGATTTATCAAATCATCGGCTAAATCTTGAAATTCATCAGAACGTTTTAAATCTGGGAAACTATTCCCGAGATGTTGTAATGCTTCTATCATTAGCCCGTGTTCATCCTTAGTGCAGTAGATAACAATTTCAGCAGATTCAGGAGCCTGAGGTATAGTTGCGGAGTTCCCATGAAACATGACATCCCGAACCTGCTGAGTGAATTTAGAAAATCTTTCAACCCCATCATTAACCCTAATACAGAGAGCATTGAAGTGACTAAGTTTTTTTGAATCACTCTCCAGATCCTCTCCTTCAGTAATCGTTAGGAGGCTTTCAAGAAAGTTAAAAAGATTTATGTACTTTTGCTCAAGTTTTAAATATTGAGACTCTGAGTGTTTATTTAATGTTCCGAATGGTATTGGCATATTATATCTCCCCTAGTATTTCATTAACCCTATTAGGATGTACTAATT